ACAGGTACTTTACTCTCAAGGTCTAACTTGTAGATGTCGTTAGCAAATTCTATTTCTGTATCAAACCAGCTAAATATCTCATCAAATACTGGGTATGACCCCACTACCATGGCTTTCTCGGTTGATTCTTCTAGATCGTCCTCTACTTGAGCTACGGCAAACACTTCGCCCTCGTTGGGCATTAAATCATCACTTAGGAGTAAGTCGTCGTTCATACTGTTGCCTCCTGGGTGTTAAGAGCCTTAATGATTTGGTCGCTTGGTACACCTTGTTTCATGTAATCTACGGCTTGTTGAGCCTGTTCTGGGGTGTAGCCACGTTGGGTAAGACCCTGAATAAGAGCTTGGTCTTGAGCCTGGGTGTCCTGTTCTTGTTGCTGGGTCTGCATAGATTGTTCGTTCTGCATATCAGCTTGATTGGCCTGGTAATTCATCTGTCCTACTCGCACACCAGCATCTGTAGCCTTAATAGCTAACTCTTGAGCTGTAGTAGTTGGTTCCTGTGAAGTTAGTCCTACTTGCTCTAAGACCTGGTGTTGTGAGTCTTCTGGTAGGTCTACAAACTTAATCTTTAGAGCGTCCATTAACTGAATAGTCGGGTTATTCTTAGGATCGTTAGCGTCCTTCTCTTGCATAGCTTGTTGGACGGTCTCTACTACCATTTGTTGAATCATCTGTGGGTCTGGGCCTTGTGGCTGTTCCTGGATAGGCTGGCCTGTTTGTGGGTCTACTTCGCCCTCGCCACTAGGCATGATCTTCTCTGGGTCTTCAACACCTGACTTAACGATAATACGGTTAATGAGTTCCTTGGTGCCTGACTCTCCCATTAACTGAGCGAGCTGTGGGTATTTGCCTGATAAGTCTAGGAGTTCTACTAGGCGGTCTCGTTCGCTTGCGTCATCTTTAAGGCTTGAGGTAGAAGCGTCTACTTCAAACTGTAGCTTCTCTGTCTCTGAATCAAAGTCTATTTGTACTTCGTTCTTCTCATTAACACTATCAGGAGCTATCTTGCGGAGCTTCTCGGCTGTCTCATCATCTAAAGTGATTAGTTGAGTACCGTTACGTTCAGCAAAGTAAAGGTTGATAGCTGTCTCCATAATCTCTTGGAAGCAATCCTCGAACTGTTTACGCATGTAGTTATCTGATACGCCTAAGCGTGCCTGTTGAGCGTCTACGCCTTGAGGAGTCTTACTTGATTGTGGGTCGCCTACACTAGCAGAAATAGCGTTGTCTGTACCGCCTGAGTTAAGGTTGAGTATCTGGCTCTTAATAAGACCATAGTTGTTAGGGAATGAGGTAACAGCTTCAGTTGTTAGTTTGACTGGAGTCACACTAGCGTTAGGGTCTGTCCCCATATCCCATATCTCTGCTGGGGCGTACTTAATAGTAGACTTAGAGAAGTTACCACGCTTCTCAATAGGGGGGTTCATTAAGAGGGCTTGCATGTATTGGAATGACTGTACTTGACTGTCTAGGAGGTTCTGCATACCACCGCTTAGTTCGACTGACCCTCTACCGAGTGGGTTAGATAGATCAACGTTAGCGTACATGAAGTGAATAGGTATTACACCACGTGGGTCTTTGTTCTTACGAGTGCGGATAATATTGTCTTTATCTCCGAGTAGCGGAGAGAACGAATAGAATGTATTACCTATACCACGCTGGAAGCAGTGAACAATCTCGATAAACCCAGCGTTTAGCTGTTTATTGCGTTCGTTAGGAGTCATTGAGTTTTCGTCTTTTTGACCACTCATACCTTTGAGTTGTTCTAGTTTGGCGATGTCCCAGCCTGTCTCGTAGTCTTCGCCACGCTTCTTAGCTGACTTAGCGAGCATCTTCTCTTTAGCAATAACTGACTCCACTTGATTTTTTGTCCACCAACTACGTAGGAAGATAACGTTAGAATCACGGTCACTTAGTTTACCTGGCTCAAGGAATACATCTTTAATATAAGGAAGGGTAAAGTCTGTACCAAAGTATTCGCCACGATTAACAAACTGCACAAAGGCTGGCTGTGAACCGTAGGTTAATGTCTTACTCGTAAGTGCCCATGCCTTCTGAATAAGAGCTGCAACTTGGTTAGCGTTAGGGAGTATCTCATGCTCAAGTACCCAGCCTGCCATAATGTCGAGCCATTCGCTGTCTGATTTAACTTTACCAGTAGGGATTTGTTGGATGATTCGTTTAGGTTGTTCTTGGATTAAAGCGGCTAGTGTACCGTCAGTTACTTTAGGAAGGTTCTTAGCGATACCAGGATGAGGCTTGTTCCTGGCGATACGTTCAAACTCATCAAACGGCTCATGCAAGGGGATCATAAACGTCTTAGCGTCTGAGTATGTTTGATACAAGTCTTCTGGCTTGATAAATTCAAAGTTAGACAATGGTAGCTCCTTGTTAGCAGCTCCATTGTTTATTGGTAACTTTTGAGTGTATTATACTATACTTTTAGTGTTGTAAATAGTTATTTGTTTTCATGTGAAATGCTGTCAAGTTTTTTATATCTGTTGGTTTTTGTTTTAGTTTGTACTAGGCCGTATATCCTGGCACTGATTATGTTATAGCTATACTTTCTTAACAGTATACGCCCACACCACGTAGTAACTACCTTCTTGGTTAGCCTTGGCTGAGTGTTCTATCCTGAACTCTGCGTTACGTAGGTTCCTAGTCTCGTCTCTGAACTGAAGATATGAGCTTAACTCCTCCTGTTGACTACTGACTTTGATCCTACGTTCTACCCTGAGACGTTTATCAATCGGCACACCACCTAGAAAGGTTGTTTCTGTCTCCATAACTGAACCTGTATCATCTATTTCTGCTACTTCGTATGTTTTACCAAAATGTATTTCCATGCTCACTCCTAATAAATTAATGTGTTTAATATCGATGGCTCTGATCGTTCCTCAACCTGTAACTTAGGTCTGAGACTCTCTAGTCCATATCTTACTGAGTCCATAGCATCTGATAGGTAGTGGTCGGGTTTATCTAATATGTTACCGTCCTTATCTGTCTGCCACATGTAGTTACGGTAGGCCTTGATAAAGTTGACTGATCTCTTAGTAATACTGATCTTCTGAGACTGTACCCATTGAATACCGTGATTAACTGAGCCCTGCCCTTTGCTTACACCTACAGCGTTGACTCCATACTCCCTGAGTTCGTCGATGCTCTTAGGTTCTGCTGAGTCGGCACTTACTATAGTCTGGGGGTCGGGTAGGTTGTTAATAACATCTGCTAACTGTCTATTTAACATACCTGTACGGCAAAGGTTCTCGTCTATGATGTAGCCTCCATTGTAGTAGTAGATACTGCATAAAGCTGCGGGGTCTTGGGAGTAACCAAAGTCTAACCCTCTTGAGTCTAGTCTGGCTTCGTGAGGGACGTCCTCTACTATCTTCCAACCCTTATAGATCTTGCCTTCTACTTCTCCAAGTTGACCTTCGCCGTATACTGTCCACCAAGCTACGTTGTCTCTCCTGGACTCTATACTCTCTACAATGCTCTTATCTAGCCCCTCGTTATCCTTGTAAGTAAGAATGACAAAGTCTACGTTAGGTTTACCTTCTAGGTCTGTGTAGAACCAGAACTCTCGGGTGGGATTCCAGTCGAGCCATATCTCCTCTTTAGTACGAACTTCTAGTTGGTCGTAGGTCTCTTTGGGGATGTTGTTGGCTTCGTTTATAAACAATCTATCACGTCTAGGGCCACGTACCTTATGGGGCATATCTAGTGAAAAGAACTCTATCCTTGAACCTGTCTCGAATGTGTATATGAAGTCTGTCTTGTTCCAGGCTGCCTCTTTATAGTAGCCCTGTGATTCCATGATGTTTAAGAAGTCCCTCATCCCGCCTCTTTTTAGGTGGGGTATGGATTCAGAGGTAACACTGGTAAGAGTTGGTACTGTGTCTGTCTGAGCCTTATGTATAAGTATCTGTAAGATAGATATAGTTTTAGAGGCACTTGTGCCCCCTGCTATCCCTCGTACACGCTGTTTAAGGCGTAGGAGCTTACGTACTGCTGTTGTCTGTACGAATATCATCTAAAGGTTCTACGTTAGCTAATATGGGTGTTGGGAGCTGTTTACCGTCACTAGTCACATCTACGTTATTGCCGTAGTCTTTCTTGGCTCTACGTTCTAAATACCATTGAGCTGTTTTAGTGCTTGTAAGGTCATTACTGATGGTCTTTTTAGCCTTTAGTATAGGGTCTTGCTTCCATACTTCCATTTGTTCACGAAACTCTGGGTTCTTCTCGAGGTAGTTATAAAATGTTTCATGAGATACACCAGCGTATCTATACGCCTCATCGTTAGTCGCACCAATTAGAAAAGCCTGGCGTAGAAGCTCTAAGACTTCATCAGTCATTTTAGTCGGTCTTGCCATCTTCTTCACCCTCAACGTTAGGCTCAACTAGCTCTGCTTCAGTAACAAAGTCTTTCTCTAAATCATCTACTGCTTTTTGCATGTGTACAAACATATTCTGTAGTTCTGTTCTGGCTTCGTTAGTACGTTTCTTTTTCGGAATGAGTTTAAAAAAGTCCTGTAATGTCTCGGCTCCTGCACTTATTGAGTAGAACCTATCCCCCATGACTGTTTGGGTGTCAGTGATGCTTACGACAAATCTAGGAACGTCGTTTTCTTTTAACTTGTTAATCTCTTCTTTAATGTCTGACATAATATCTCCGTTTTAGAGTTTGATGACGAGTAGTCCGATTATAATTGCGGTACTTATAATACCTGCGGCGATTGCGAGACCTATATTTATATAAGATTCTTGCATGATGTGACCCTTTTCTACTCTATTATAATCCTTTTTTACAGAGATAGCCATAACTTTCTTTACCCCTGGTATATAATTAGTATTGACAGCCTTAACTATGTTTGCTATATTGGGTACATAAGGAAGCAAGAGCACGACAAGCCAACGAGCTAACAGAGCCAACGCGACACCTTATATTACGAGGGTAGACGCTGCTGGAGGAAGCAGAATTATATAAAGTAAGGAGACGACATGACCACACTACATAAAGGCGACATAGTAGAACATCGTACTAACGAATCAGTAAGTACTTATACAGTAGATATAGAAGACGGTAAAGTTGTGTATCTAGATCTCAGTAAGCCAAAGTTCGCAAGCCACTACATCAGCCAGTTCGTCTCAAAGGTTGTTTACATCAACCCAAGCCAACTGTTCATTGTCAAGAAAGCTAACTAATGAAACTAAAAGACGGTATAATGGCTTTACTAGTAATGGGGTTCATTATTGGTGCTATGCTAAGTGTGAGTTTGTTTGAAAGTATGATTTAACATTGTTTAGCTGGTAGTGATATGGCGGTTAGCATGAACCACGCGACAAGCACCATGCACTATTGAAAGGTAGAGATTCCTGGTTAAAGTCCAGGGTCGCCTAAGTCACTGCTAGCTATGCGGAGTTAAAGGAGGAAGTATGAGTACAAGACGTACAATAGCAATGTATGACGGTGAGAACTCTGATTACCATGTGTATGAAGAAATGACACCACCAGGAGGTTATGCTTTAGAGATAGGGTATATCCGCAACAAAAACAAGGCTACTATCAAGTATATAAATATGCTAATCCCAAAAGAAGTAGCTTACGACTTAAAAGAGTTATTTGATAAGTAAACAATATAGGTGGGTTGTCGGGGGCTTAACCGCCCTACCAATTACATAGGGGACGATTTTCTACGTTTTGTTTCGGGTATAAAATGCTAGATAGTCCCCGATTGCTCATCTATATACTAACTGGTAAGAAGAGATTGATTTCTCTTTTTTCTTTTTTGAGTTATAATCTAAACAGTGGATCATTTAATGATTCTAGAGCACTCTACTTAGGGCTAGTCGCAAGGCTGGCTCTTTTTAGTTATTGACTCTGATGCTTATAAATGGTATGCTCGAAGTAATCATTAAGAACGTCAATTTTTAATGATTAACTGGTTAACCAGCCTGTCCCGATAAATCAAATTTTGTGTAAAGAAAAACCCCGCTACTAGGTAACGAGGCTTATTAAGAACGTCATGTTTATATACTAGCACGGGTTGGAAACGGAGTCAAGTGGAAGCAACCAAAGAAATCATCAATAGCTATAGCAATAGAAAACAAGACTTAAACTCCTATAGCAATAGATCAATAGCAATAGGACAATTAAATAAACAGGAAGAAGATAAAGTTTTAGAAACACTTATAAGTATGGGAGTAGTTGATAAACAGTACCGCCTTTTCTTTATTAAACCGCTTAGAAGGTTAGGAGCCGCTCAAATGCTCGCTTACGCCGACCAGGCTGTTAAATACGGCAAGTCCCCTCAACGGTACTTTACGAGCTTGTGTAGCCGCTAACTTTAGTATTGACAAGCTTGCCAAGCTTTGATATCATTAAAGCATAAGGGAGACAGTATTATGAGCGAACACATCAACGTAAGTCCTAACCTAGAATCGGCTATGCCTTTCACACAAGAATGGTACGGGGACGCAGATTCAGTTATTAGTGCAGCAGACGAACAAGAGATTCTAGAAGCTCAAGAACGCTGGGAACTAGCTAAACTAAAAAAGAAATATGAAAAAGTAGCTGAAAAGGATGAGTGCTAGTGATAACACTAGACGAGGTCTTAGAGGATTATTGGAACGCTGCTTTATCTTGTGTCGATGAACTTAATGAAGATAATTGGACAGAAGATGAGTAC